GGAGCGGTACCTCCGTTATCAGGACCGACCCCTCAGGGAAGAGGCATCCTAGGCTTGTTTTCTAGTCCCAAACGAGTTAATATAACATGATCGTAGGAATCATATGGCAGATAAAATAGACAAAGCCCTTCCGAATGTGAAGGAAACAATTCACGTTGAGTCCCCTGGAGAAACTGAAATTGAAGAGACTCAAAAACTTCAAGAGATAAATGATGAAGGCGTTGAAGTTACCCAAAATGAAGATGGCAGCGCGGATATAGACTTTGAACCTGGAAAAGCTTCGCCGGCAGGAAGTGATGATCATTTTACAAATTTAGCTGACCTGCTACCTGAGGAAGTTATTAATCGATTGGCTTCTGAGCTTTATCAAAACTACGAAGATTATAAAAATTCAAGAAAAGACTGGGAACAAACCTATACTCAAGGGCTGGATCTTTTAGGATTCAAATACGTTAATAGATCTCAACCCTTTCAAGGAGCTTCCGGTGCAACGCATCCAGTGTTAGCGGAAGCCGTTACACAGTTTCAAGCCACGGCTTATAAAGAATTATTACCCTCAGACGGACCCGTACGAACTCAAATTTTAGGAATGGCAACACGGGAAAAAGAAGATCAAGGAATGCGGGTTAAAGATTACATGAACTATCAAATCATGAATGAAATGCCAGAGTACGAAGCCGAGTTTGATCAGATGCTATTTTACCTGCCACTCGCAGGTTCCTCTTTTAAAAAAGTTTATTACGATGAAATGATTGGCCGAGCGGTTTCTAAATTCGTGCAAGCCGATGATTTGATCGTTCCTTATGCTGCAACGTCCTTAGAAGATGCAGAAGCAATCTTTCAAAGAATGTACATGTCAGAAAACGATATTCGTAAAGCACAGGTTTCAGGATTTTATTCTGATATCGACTTAGGTCGACCTAACTTTACTGAAGATCGTGTTCATGAAGAAGAACGTAAACTGGAAGGAACTAGAAAAACTTATAGTTCGACGGCCGGAGATACAACTTATACTGTTTTAGAAGCTCATATTAATTTAGATCTCGAAGGCTTTGAAGATATGGATGAAGAACAAGAACCTTCAGGAATTAAACTACCATATATTGTGACCCTTGAAGCAGGGGCTAGACAAATTTTATCAATTCGAAGAAACTATCAACCCAACGATCCACTCAAGAAAAAAGTCCACTACTTTGTTCATTTTAAATTCCTGCCAGGATTAGGATTCTACGGTTTTGGACTTATACACATGATTGGCGGTTTGAGTAGAACGGCAACGGTCGCTCTCCGCCAATTACTGGATGCTGGAACGTTATCCAATCTTCCTGCTGGATTTAAGATGAGAGGTATCCGAGTTCGAGACGATGCCCAACCTTTACAACCAGGAGAATTTAGAGATGTTGATGCACCGGGTGGAAGTTTGAAAGAAGCTTTCTTCCCTCTTCCTTACAAGGAACCTTCTGCTACTTTATTACAGTTGATGGGAATTGTTGTTCAAGCTGGACAACGATTTGCTTCGATTGCAGACATGCAAGTTGGCGATGGAAATCAAAATGCAGCCGTTGGAACAACGGTCGCGCTCTTGGAAAGAGGTTCAAGAGTCATGAGTGCAATCCATAAAAGATTGTACAATGGTCTTAAACACGAATTTAAATTATTATCTAAGATTTTTGCACAGTATCTTCCTGCTGAATATCCTTATGATGTTGTAGGTGGACAACGGGTGATTAAGCAAAAGGATTTTGACGACAGGATTGATATTATTCCTGTAGCGGATCCTAATATTTTTTCAATGACTCAAAGAGTCACTTTAGCTCAAACCGAATTACAATTAGCCATGTCTAATCCTCAGATGCACAATCTTTATGCATCGTATAGAAATATGTACTCGGCTTTAGGAATTAAAAACATAGATCAGCTTTTGCCTCCTCCGCCTCCTCCACAACCTAAAGATCCGGCGTTGGAGCATATTGATGCCATGGCACAGAAACCTTTTCAAGCTTATCGTGATCAGGACCATCGAGCTCACATCACAGCCCATATGAATTTTATGGCAACGAATTTTGCCCGAAATAATCCACCGATCATGGGAGCTTTAGAAAAGAATATTTTTGAACACATTAGTTTAATGGCTCAAGAACATGTTGAATTAGAATTTGGTCAACAGATTATGCAAATGAAACAGGCGCAAGCTCAAGGACTTCAGGGACCGGAAGCCCAACAACAAATGCAACAGCTTAATATTAAGATGGAAGCTCGAAAGGCTGTTTTAATCGCTGAATTTACTGAAGAATTTATGGCTCAAGAAAAAGCAATTACATCCATGTTGGATAGTGATCCGTTAATCAAGCTGAAAGCCCAAGAGATTGACTTGAAAGCTCAGGATGACTTTAGGAAAAAAGAAGAAACGGACGCACGAATTAACATAGATAAAGCTAAGTTAGTGCAGGCGAGAGACCTAACCGAACAAAAACTAGAGCAGAATGAAGATCTCGCTGAGATGAGGGCAGAGACTTCATTGATTAAACAAGAGATGTCTAACAAGGCTAAAATGCGGTCAGATGTTATGAAAAGAAAAGACGTAAAGACCTTGAAAGGTCCTCGAAGTTAGTGTAGTAAAATAGAAGGAGAAAAATTATGAGAAATGATTTTGGAACAAGACCCTACAAACCACGGTTCCCTTATTCAAAGGGAAGCAAGAAACAAACCGCTGATGACCGATTAGACGAGTCCTTAGGCGAAAGACGTGGGGCAGAATCTACAAAGACCCAAAGCTATAAATCTCGAAGAGATGAAAGCCGCGGCGCAAGTAAGGCTTAATCATGGGTTGGAAAGACCAATTATTAAATACTAAACCTGGAACGGTTGGACGTGCATTCTCCAAAGGACCTCACGGTCATGGATCTATGCCTCACTTATCTACACACAATAAAGGTGGAAGAGTAGGCCTTAAAAGTGGTACATCAAGTGCAATGATGAGAAGACTCGAGGATCGAATAGAAGATAAAAAAAAGTATAGGGAATTGAGAAAAGCTAAAAAAGAATCTAGAGCTGAAAATGTTAAGTCGATTCACCCACCTGCTCACCCACTTAGTGTTAGGGGATCTACAGAGGCTTTACTAGGTAAAGGAAACATACAAGAAAAAATTATTAAGTTCGGTGAAAAGTTTGATAAAAAACAAGCTGAAAAAAGAAAGTTAAAAAAAGATACAAAAGAAATGAAAAATCGAGCAAAGAAATTAACAGCATACGAAGGGACTACATAAAGTTATGCCAGGTTATGATTCAACAGCTAGAGTACCTTTTGCCAAAGGCGGAAGAGTTGGGGCTGAAAAAGGTAAATATATTCCTAAGAAAACTAAGTGGCTTACTAAAAAAGAAAAGCCAAAAGCTTGGATAACAAAAAAAGACAAATCAACACAGGGTAAAGATGTTCCAACGATGGCGTCTAAAGGTGGACGTATAGGTCGTCAATTAGGTGGTCGAGCAAACTTACTAGAAGAAGTAGGTCGTCTTGACGCTGAAAGAATGAACCCGAATCGTAGAGCTGAAAAATCAAGAGTGATTGGAGAATTAAATCGAGGTTACAATAAAGGCGGAAGAATTGGTGCTAAAAAAGGTGGCGATGGTAAATGGATTCAAAAAGTTAACAAATCAATTGAAGCAAGAGGAACTAAAGGAAAATGTACTCCGATTACTAAAAAAGGATGTACGGGCAAAGCTAAGGCTTTAGCTAAGACATTTAAGAAGATGGCGAAGAAAAGGAAAAAATCCTAATGGCAGAGAAAACATACGCAAAACGGTTAACACCTAGCGGTAATTCTTATGGCTCCGCTTTTGCAGCGGCTAAAAAAGCAGGCAAAAAAACCTTCATGTGGAAGGGTAAGGATTATACAACAGAGACGGCAGAAGAACGTAAAGCAGATTTTAAAAAAGAATCAAGAAAAGAACAATTTACACGTAAAGAAAAAACTGGTGAAGGTGGTGGTTTAACGGATTATGAAGGTGCTCATAAAACAGCTAAGAAACAATTCGGTTCCCATAAAGTTTATAAACACAAAGGCAAAGAATATATGTCTGATGACAAGGGAGACAAACCACGAAGAGAAGGTTATGATACCATGGTTATGGCAAACAAAGGGGGTCTTATTAAAGGCTACCCTAAACTAGCAAAGAGAGGTTGGAAATAATGGTAGCAAGATTTAGATCAAGTGGAGAAGAAGGAAAACCTCATTCTACACAAGAAGGAAGAAGCGCGGAAGCACAGCGTGCTTACATAAGGCAACATGGTGAGCCTAAACTGCGTAGAAAACACATTAAACACTCTTATTATTCTGGTGATAAATACCTAGGAGACCTTACTAGACGAGAATTACTTGATTATAAACAAGAGCAACATCCAAACAAAAAACGAAGCACAGGAAGGCGTGCTAAAAAATCTCATGGTGGTGGAGTAGGCATTCAAACGCATGGCAACAAGTTAGCTAAAGCTTTGAATACTCAAACCCCTGAGTTTTCAAGTTATATAAACGAAGACGGCTACTATAAAGGTGGAATTAAAATAAGGAGTTAATATGGCAAATGGACAAAGACCTTTTTACAAAGGCGTAAACTTCAAACAGTTTACCAACAAAGACGGATATCTTAAGGGAGGCAAAGAATATAAAGTCTCTGGAAAGATCCCTGTCGAAGATCAAGTTGGTGGACAAAGAAGAATGCTTGCAAGTAAAAAATCAAAAGTTAAGTGGTTTTAATTTTGCACGCGCCATATGTATATCCTACATTATAAAGGAGACTTATGTGGTTCGGATTAGCAAAGATGGCTCTCAAGACCGGGAGTCATATATATCAAAATAGACAAAAGACAAAAGCCGCGATGTCGGATGCAGCTTTAATGCATGCAGAACGTATGGCCCGAGGTGAGGAATCTTACCAAGGCAAACTTTTAGAATCCCGAGATAATGATCTAAAGGACGAAATCGTTTTGGTGATAATTTCGGCGCCCATAATTGTTCTTGCATGGGGAGTTTTTTCAGACGATCCGGCAATGATGCAGAAGATAGAACTTTTCTTTCATCATTTTGGCTCACTGCCGATGTGGTTCCAAACTTTGTGGATTACCGTGGTAGCGAGTATTTTTGGAATAAAAGGAACACAGGTGTTCCGTAATGGAGGAGCTAAGAAAAAATGACGGAGCCTATTAAAGTAATTAATAAAATTAAGCCTACGTTAGGTAGGAAATTAACAAAAGAATATTTAAAAAAAGTAAAGATTAAAAGACTAAAGAAAAAATAATGCCGTTTAAATCGGAAAAACAAAGACGATATCTTTGGAAAAATGAACCAAAGATTGCAAAAGAGTGGACAAAAGCTTATGGAAGTAAGCCAGTGGGAAAGAAAAAAAAGAAGAAGAAAAAGAAAAAATAATGGATGAATTTAGTTTTGTATTAAAATTACAGCGAGCTATAAAACAACAGCTGGCTGCTTT